CGATTATAAATCAGATGGAAGATATAGAACTTTTAATGATATTATAAGAACAAGAGGAAAGTATCCTCACGCCATTTGGTATTCAAAATACTCAATCAAAAATATTGTCAATTGGTGTTCCAACGATTATCTTGGAATGGGACAACATAACTATGTCATAGACTCTATGAAAACAGCACTTGAAACGAGCGGAGCGGGTGCTGGAGGGACAAGAAACATATCAGGCACTACTCACTATCATAATGCTCTGGAACGAGAACTAGCGTCTCTCCATAAGAAAGAAAAAGCATTATTATTTACTTCTGCTTATAATGCCAATCAAACAACTTTAGAAACAATGGGTAAGGTTATGCCTGATTTATTGTTTATATCAGACGCACAAAATCATTCTTCTATCATACAAGGTTTACGCCATAGTAGATGTAGAAAAGAAATATTTAAACATAATGATTTAGATGATTTAGAAAGTATTTTAAAATCTGAACCAGGTCCTAAATGTGTAGTATTTGAAAGTGTATATTCTATGGACGGAGATATTGCTCCTGTAAAAGAAATAGCTGACTTATGTAAAAAGTATAATGCAATTTCTTATATTGATGAAGTACACGCTGTTGGTCTTTATGGAAAAGAAGGTGCTGGAATATGTGAAAGAGATAATGTAGAAGTTGATATAATAAATGGAACATTAGCAAAGGCGTTCGGTGTACAAGGTGGATACATCGCAGGAAAGAGAGAGTTTATTGACACAATAAGAAGTATGGCTAGTGCTTTTATTTTTACAACTTCTGTAAGTCCAGTTATTTGTGCTGGTGCTTTAACGAGTGTTAAGTATGTTAGAGACCATCCTGAATTAAGAGATAAGATACACGAAAGAGCAAACAAAACAAAAGAAGAACTTGAAAGACAAGGAATAGAAGTTATGAAAAATGATAGTCATATTGTTCCTGTTATTATTGGAGAAGCTAAAAGATGTAAAGCAGTATCAGATGAATTACTTTACAAAGAAGGTATCTATGTACAACCTATCAATTGGCCAACGGTTGCTGTAGGTACTGAAAGATTAAGATTTACTCCAACTCCATTTCATACAGATAATTTGATATTTGATATGGTAGTTAAAGTCAAAGCTGCTATTAAAAGATGTGGAAAGAAACTGAATTATGATTGATAAAATTATAGCTGATGGTGGAGATGGATTAGATGTCCTAATATATTGTCTAAAACACGAACCTTTTATACAAGGAATTATATTATTTGGTCTGTTTTTAGCGATATTTTCTTGGTACTATGATAATAAAGTAGATGATAAGGCCGTTTGGTCAAATAACGACCATCTATAAATTATAAATATAGCAAAGAATTAGAAGGAAATAACTATGGCTCAACCTAATACAAGACAGACATTAATCTCTTATGCTAAAAGAGCATTGGGGCATCCTGTTATAGAGATAAATGTTGATGATGACCAAATAGATGATAGAGTAGATGAGGCGCTACAATACTGGCAACAATATCACTATGATGGTATCAAAAGAACTTATTTAAAATGGCAATATACACAAGCAGAAAAAAATAGAATCTTAACTAGTAATAGTGAAGCAGGAACAAAGAATTCTGTAACCTCTACTTGGAAAGAAGATAACAATTATATTGTTGTTCCAGAAACCGTATTTTCGGTTACAAATATATTTCCTTTTTCAAACAAAGGTAATTTAAACTTATTTGATGTTAGATACCAATTAAGATTAAATGACTTATACGATTTCTCATCAACTTCTGTTGTTAACTATGATGTAGTTATGAGACAATTAGATTTCCTAGACCACATATTAGTTGGTGAAAAACCATTGAGATTTAACCAACACGATAATAGATTATACATTGATATGGATTGGGAAAACGATTTAATGGTAGATGAATATATTGTTATTGAATGCTACAGAAAAATGGATCCAGACACATATACAGATGTCTATAATGATATTTGGTTAAAGAAATATACAACTGCACTAGTTAAAAAACAATGGGGTGCTAATCTATCAAAATTTGCTGGTGTTGCTATGATAGGTGGTGTAACCTTAAATGGTGAACAAATCTATACACAGGCATTAGCAGATATAGAGAAGTTAGAGGAAGAAATAAAATCTCTACAAGAACACCAAGCACTAATGATAGGATAAAAATAAAATGGCCGTTAATCATTATTTTCAAGGCGGCGATGGCATAGGTAGTCAAAGTGAGAAAAGATTAATAGAAGATTTAATCGTAGAGAATTTAAAAATCTATGGACACGCTGTTTATTATTTACCGAGAACTCTAGTTAATAGAGATTTAATTCTTGGTGAGGATTCTGCGTCTAGGTTTGACGACTCGTATCTAGTAGAAATGTATTTTGACACACCACAAGGGTTTGCTGGTGAAGAAGAAATAATTAGTAAGTTTGGATTAGAAGTAAGAGACGATACAACTTTCGTTATTGCTAAAAGAAGATTCCAAGAACAAGTAGATGACCCAGCAAACCTAATGGTGGATGGCAGACCTAATGAAGGTGATGTTATTTACTATCCTTTAATGAATAGGTTTTTTGAAATTGCGTTTGTTGAAGACCAGGAACCTTTCTTTCAATTAGGAAATTTACCTGTCTATAAATTAAGATGTAAAACATTTGAATACTCTAGTGAAGAATTTAATACAGGTCACGCTGACATTGACCAAGCTGATGATAGAAAATCACTTGATACATCTTTGGCACACCAGTTTAGACTTGAAGATGGTACATTAAATCAATCTTCTTATAGTGGTTTCTTACAATTAGAAACAGGAGATAAACACGGTAATCCTTGTTATTTAATTAATGAAGATTGGGACGACACTACAACTGATGGAGACGCTGCTGAAAGTGTACAAACAAAATCTGCTTATGCTGATAATTTAGATTTAGATTCAGCTGCTGGTTTTGATACTGCAACGGTTAATGATGATATACTTGACTTCACAGAAAACAATCCATTTGGAGAAGTTAAATAATGGAAAGAGATAGACATAAACAACTAGTAGAACATACTAATAGAATTAATAAAGAAAAAAAAACTTTAGAGTTATCTAAAACTTTAAGAAAAGAAGTTGAGATAGGTGCTACAGGCACACAAAAATATAGATTTAAAAAAGGACCTAATAAAGGTAAGGTAGTATAATGTTTGGAACTCATTTTTATAACGAAGGTATGAGAAGATTGACTATTGCTTTTGGTCAAATCTTTAATAAGATTGTTGTACAAACAAAAGACGCAAATGGTTCAGTAGTTAAAAGATTTACGGTGCCATTAGCATATGCGCCAAAAGAAAAATTTATTGTTAGATTAACTCAACAAGGTGATTTAACAGATAAACAATTTGCAACGGTACTACCTCGTATGGGATTTGAAATAGAAGGTATAGAATATGACCCTAGTAGAAAGTTAAATAAATTACAAAAATTTAGAAAACCAAACACAGATGGTTCTTCTACGGATCAAGCTAATAAAATGGACTTTAACTATACTCCAGTTCCATATAATATAACATATAAATTGTTTATATTTACAGCAACTGCTGAAAATGGTTTACAAATTTTAGAACAAATAGTACCGTACTTTCAACCAGATTATACGGTTACAATTAATATGGTTCCTGATTTAGGAATTAAGCGTGATGTTCCAATTGTAATTGGAGACATACAATACGAAGATAGTTATGATGGAAAATTTGAGACTAGAAGAGCAGTAATATATACTATAACCTTTACTGCTAAAACTTATCTATACGGACCTTCTACAACAGCAGGTGTTGTTAGAAAAGTACAAACAGATTTAGGAACTGATTCAGTCAGTAAGGCAAGAGAAGAAAGAATAGTAATTACTCCTGACCCTACAACAGCAAAACCTGGTGATGATTTTGGATTTACAACAACTATATCATTTTTTGAAGATGGTAAAAAATATGACCCTTCAAGTGGAAGTGATACATAATGAGAGGATACAATGGACGATATTTTATACAAAGAAAACTGCCTACCAGGTAATGTAGCAAATAGTTTTCAACACAACATATACAGATTAGGTTATATAATCTCTAAAGATATATTAGACCAACAAATGAGCAATCCAGGTATTGTTAAAGATGACAATACATTTACTACCGTTCAAATGGTACACCGAATCTATTCACACCTAGACCAAAGACCACAAGTTAACCCAGGATTAGAACCAATTAAATATGCTTTGAATATAATGGTTGAAGGTTTTGGTTATAAAGTAAAAGATATATTAAGATTAAAGTTTAATTGTATGCAACCTCATCCAAATTTCAAAGAAGGTATGTATAACACAGCACACATTGATGACGAAGAAATGGCTCAACATTGGATTTTAATTTACTATCCAATAGATTGTGATGGTGATACTTATTTGTTTAATGAGAAATTTGATAAAACAAAGAAACCAGAAAGACTAACTATACATAAACGAATAACACCAAAAGCAAATAGTTGTGTTATGTTTAGAGGAGATAGATTTCACGCAAGTGCTAACCCAATGAAAAGTGAAATGAGAATTATATTAAATTGTAATTTTTCTTTATTAGAGAATAAGGATGTGTATAATGAAAATAATAGAGATACAAGTAAAGACCCTTTCAAAGGAACTAGTATAGAAGGTAAAGACTAATGGGAAAATTAGAAGATAAAGTAAATGATATTTTAGGTATTAAGGAAGAAAGTACTCCTGTCGCTGAATTAATGGTGCAAGAGAAAAAAGTTCCTGTGCCTAGAAAAGAGGATCCTAAAAAGGACGATATAGATAATGATTACAAATATAGTAGAGAAAACTATTATAATTTAATTGAAAGAGGACAAGACGCTATTCAAGGTATATTAGATGTTGCTAAAGAGGGACAACATCCAAGAGCATATGAAGTTGCAGGTGTATTAATTAAAAATGTAGCTGACACCGTTGATAAATTACAAGACTTACAAACTAAATTATCAAAACTAAAAGAGTTACCTAATAAGACTACTGCTAAGATTCAAAATGCTTTATTTGTTGGGAGTACTACAGACTTGCAAAAGATGTTGAAAGATAAAAAAATTGTTAAAACAACTTCTGAAAAAATGCAAGACGATTTAGAACCGATTGTAGTAAACGACAAAGAGAAAAAAGATGATTAATGACGCATATTTAGGAAATCCAAATCTTAAAAAATCAGGTACTAAAACCGAGTTTACGGAAGAACAAGTAAATGAGTTTCAAAAATGTTCTGAAGATCCAATCTATTTTATTAAAAATTATGTAAAGATTGTATCGCTTGATGAAGGTTTGGTTCCTTTCAACA